TTACAAAATGTAAAAGATATTGGCAAAGTGTTTACAAGCTTTTCGCAAAGCTTTACGCTTCCTGCTTCAAAAGATAATAACAAGATATTCAAACACTACTACAACTTTGATATTGTAAATGGTTTTGATGCCAGGCTAAAAGTAAATGCAACTATTGAGCTTAACTACTTAGAGTTTCAAAAGGGTAAAATAAAACTAGAGGGAGTTGAAATGAGAAAGAATGATGTATATGCCTATAAGGTTACATTCTTTGGAAACACAGTAGAATTAAAAGACCTTATTGGAGAAGATACTTTAGATGCTTTAGTAGGTGATTCTAATTGGATAGATGGATTTACAAAACAATATGGAAACGATACTATTGCTGTAGGCTTGCAAAATGGTTTTGATATTGTAAACGATGGAGTGACGTATGATAAAGCTATAGTAGTTCCATTAATAACTCATACAACTAGACTGTTTTTTGATTCTGCAACTGATACAGCAAATGACGGAAATTTATCTCCAAATGGTAACGGAGAAAGTGCAGCTATGAATCATGGAGTATATTGGAAAGATTTAAAATATGCCATTAGAGTACATCTTATAATAATGGCTATTGAAAAGACTTATGGATTAACCTTTTCTACTGATTTTTTTAAAACTACAGGAAACGATGCTTATTACAATCTTTATATGTGGATGCACAGAAAAAAAGGAAATGTAGAAGACCCTAATCAACTACCCTCTTTTACAAATTTAGTAAGCTTCGGATTAGATACTACTATGACAAATGTAACAGCAGCAGGTCAAACCTTTACAGTTGTAGGATTAACTGGCAATAATAAAATTACATCTACATTAACAGTAACTCCAAATGGAACTGAAAACACAGTTTACACAGTAGATGTTATTAGGGATGGAGTTATACAAGACAGCTTTAGTCAAACAGCTCCAAATGTAATTTCTGAAAATGTTGATGTCTTTAATGGTAACTATCAAATTCAATTAACAGTAAGAGAAGAATTTACAGTTAATTCTGTATCATGGCAATTAACAGATTTACAAGTTCCAGAATCTCACACCTTTAATGTAACATCATATACAATTCCTGCTGTAACTCAGTTTGTTCCTACACAGCAGCTACCTCCAATAAAAGTGCTAGACTTCCTTACAGGAATATTTAAATTATTTAACCTTACAGCTTTTGTTTTAGATGATGGAACTATTAAAGTACAAAGCCTAAATGATTTTTATGCTAACCCAACTTCTAATTCTCCTTTTGACATTAGTAGATTTATAGACATACCACAAAGTCAGGTTAATGTAGCTTTACCTTACAGAGAAATAATATTTGAATATAAAGGTCTTGGAACTAAGCTTGCTAAACAACATGAGCAGCTAACTACTGGAGGTGTAGGGTGGGGTACTATAGAATTTACTGGAGACGATAAATATGACGGAAATGTTTATAAAGTTATAGCTCCATTTGAACATATGAAATTTGAAAGACTGAGAAATGTGGCTAATAATAACAACACTACAGTTCAAGTTGGTTGGTGTGTTGACGATAACGATGACCCTTATATTGGAGACCCTATTTTATTTTACCCAATAAGACAGGTAAATCAAGACAGTATTAGATTTTTAAGAGACAGACCTTATGTAAATTCTAATTCAAATTTAGATATAAACGATTATTTTGTTCCTAGCAATAGCCTTGCATTATCTGCATCCACTTCAACTGCTAACATTAATTTTAATCAAGAAAATAACGAATTTGATATTACAGGAAACTTTACAGGAACATTATTCCAAAACTATTATTCTACCTATATATCAGAAATATTTAACAGTAAAAGACGATTGAGTGTATTTACTGCTTATTTACCTCTACAAATATTACTGAATTACACTTTAGCAGACAGGTTTGTTGTAAATAATCATAGTTATAAAATTAATTCTGTTAAAACAGATTTAAAGAGTGGAAAAAGTACAATAGAATTATTAAACGAGGTATCATGATAGTTAAAATATTAGAACTTATTGAAATGACTAATTGTAAGGGTAAATACACAGAAATTGCAAAAGGAAAAAACAAACTTCCAGAAACTTTTAAAGAAGCATATAATCAATTTAAAAAAGATTTAAGAAATGGCTAAAGAAATTATAATAGATATTAATGTACGTGATGCTGAGAAGAATTTACAGGAAATAAACGAAACATTATTAGTGCAAAAACAAATAATTGCTGAATTAGAGGTTGCTAATAGTAAACTTGAAAATAAACTGGAAAAAACCTCCAAAAAAGATTTAAATAGGCGTAGAGAAATATCAAAAGAAATTTCTAAGAATAAACAGCTTATAAAAGAAGAACAGGCAGGAATTAAAGAAAATACTGTAGAAAGAGATAAAGCTAATTTAGCTTTAAAAACTGCAAAAGAAAATACTGCTGATTTATCTGGAGCTATGAATGTTTTAGATAGTCAAACTGGAGGACTTGCTTCAGGACTAACTAATTTAAGTAACGGAGGGCTTAAAAATACTATTAAAGGCTTTATGACATTAAAGACCTTAGCTATGGCAAGTGTATTTGGTTTAATCATAGCTGCTATTGGTGCTTTAAAAACTGCATTTACTGCATCTGAAGATGGGCAGAATAAGTTTTTAAGCATAATGTCGCAAATTGGAGTTGTAGTAGGTAACGTAACCGACATAGTTGCAGACCTTGGAATGGGAATATTCAATGCAGGAAAGGCTATGGCTCGTTTAGTTAAAGGGGATTTAGCAGGAGCAACTGCAGCCTTTGGAGAAATGACTGCAAATGTAGTAGAAGCAACTAACGGAATTAAGAATTTTGGTGAAGAAACTAAAAAAGAAATAGAACTTGCGAAAGAACTTTCTGCACAAAGGGCTAAAGCAGATATTGCTGAAAGAAAATTATTACTAGAACGAGCAGAAGCAAACAGAAAAGTTGCAGAGCTTAGGGAAAAAGCAGCAGATAAAGAAAATGTTTCTGTTGAAGAAAGAATAGAAGCTATAAAAGAAGCAGGTAGAATTGAAGAAGAAATAACTGCTAAAGAAATAGAAGCAGCTAGGCTAAGATTTGAAGCTAAAAAAACTGAGAACTCATTAAGTAAATCTACTAAAGAAGATTTAGACGAAGAAGCTCAGCTTCAAGCTACGCTGATAGATTTAGAAACAGCAAGACTTAGAAAGCAAAAAGCATTAACTGCTGAAATTACTACAGCACTTAGAGAAGAAGAAGCAGAACGTAATAGAATTATAGCAGAAAGAAAAGCTAAAGAAAATGAGGATAAAAAATTAAAAGAAGAACAGGATAAAATAGATGCCGAGAAAAAAGCAGAGCAAGATAAATTAGATAAAGAAGCAGCAGATAAATTAGCAGCAGAAAAATTAGAAAGTGAGCAAAGAGTTTTAGCTTCAGAATTAGAAATAGAACAAAGAAGATTAAATGCTAAGAAAGCAGCAACAGATGGGATAATCTCTTTATTTGGAGCTGAATCAACAGCAGGAAGAGCAGCAGCAGCTATAAGGCAGGTTATTGCAGCACAGGAAATGATTGCAGAAGCTAAAAAAAGCATAACATTTTCTTCAGTAGCAGCAGCAAATTCAGCAGTTGCAGTAGAACAAGGTGCTGCTCAAACAGCCAAAGTTGGTTTCCCTCAAAATATTCCTATGTTAATTGCTTATGCAGTACAAGCTGCAGGTATTATATCAGGTATTAGTTCAGCAGTTGGAAAAGCAAAATCAGTTGCAGCTTCTTTAGGAGGTGGTGGTGGAGGTGGTTCTGCTCCAAGTTTTCAACCTGTTCCAACCCCATCAGTTCCCCCTGCTTTTAATGTGGTAGGAGCTTCGGATAATAACCAGTTAGCAGGTGCAATAGCGTCTCAAGCACAAACACCAATTAAAACATTTGTAGTAGCAAATGATGTAACTACAGGACAAGCTTTAGAAAGAAATACAATAGAGGGTGCTTCTTTAGGGTAACAGTTTATAAAAATATCGTACATATAATATGGAAATCATTGAATTATTTTTAGACGAAGAAAACGAACATTCAGGAATTGAAGCAATATCTGTTGTAGAATCTCCTGCTATTGAATCTGATTTTATTGCATTAAAAAATCAAGAAATTAAAATGGCTGAGGTAGATAAGGAAAAAAGAATCCTTATGGGAGCTGCTCTTATACCAAATAAGCCTATATATAGAAAGAACGCTAAAGACGATGGCTATTATGTATTTTTTTCAAAAGATACAGTAAAAAAAGCATCCGAAATGTTTTTTATAAGAGGCAATCAATCAAAAGCTACTTTAGAACACCAAATGTCAATACAAAATCTAACAGTTGTAGAATCATGGCTTGTTGATGACCCTAAAATGGATAAATCAGTAAAATATGGATTAGAAGTACCTGAGGGAACTTGGATGGTATCTATGAAAGTTAACAATGATAAAATTTGGAATGATTATGTCAAAACTGGTAAAGTAAAAGGATTTTCTATTGAGGGCTTTTTCTCAGACCAGGCTAATCGTCCAAAAGAACAAATAGAAGAAGAATTAAAAAGTAAAAAAATAGAAATGGCTACAAAACAAATAGACGGAAGAACAGCATATGACACTAAGGAAGAAGCTGAAGCAGTTGCTAAGACTATGGGCTGTAAAGGACATCATACTCACGAATTAGACGGACAAACATGGTATATGCCATGTGAAAGCCACGATTTAAATGAAGAAATTTCTGAAGAGCTTATTGCTAAGATTAAAGATATAATCTGCAAAGACTGTGATAGCAAATAAAATGTTTAGAAAAAAACCTTTTAAAAATTTAGCCCATAACTCACCAAAAAACAGTAGAAGAGGGTGTTTATGTAAAGATAGCACCTACCATGTTGACTGCTGTGATGGAACTTTACATGCTCAGGGTATTGGAAAAGTAAGAATATAAAATAAATAAAACGGAAACACTTTTAGTTTTTGTCGTACATATAATAAGGATAAAAAATTATACAAATGAAAGCATCAGAAATAGTTGAATCAATTAAAGAAGTTCTAGGAATGGAACTTTCAGACGTTAAAGTTGAATTAGAAGTTAGAGAACTTGAAAACGGAACTAAAATAGAAGCAGAATCTTTTGAAAAAGGAAAGTCTGTATTTATTATAGCTGAGGGAGAAGAGCAAGACAAAATTGCAGTTCCAGTTGGAGAATATAACTTTTCTGATGGGAGTTCAATGTCAGTTAAAGAAGAGGGTAAAATAGCAGAGTTATATAAAAAGAAAGATGAAGATATGAAAGATGAAGAAGAAGAAGAAATGGACGAAGAAGCTGACGTTGCAGACTGGAAAGGAATGGAAAAAAGAATTAAAAACTTGGAAGATGCTGTAGCTGACTTAAAAGCTGATAAAGAAGATAAAAATTCAAAAGAAATGGAAGCTTCTGAAGAAGTAAAAGAAAAAGTAGAAGAAAAAGTAGAAGCGTCTAAAACTGAATTGTCATCTGAAAATGCTGCTGAGCCAATTTCTCATAATCCTGAGGGAGACGTAAAAAAGCAAGTTGTACAATTTGCTAGAAATAGAAGAAGAAACACTCTTGATAGAGTATTAAGTAAATTAAATCAATAAATAAATAACAATTAAATTTTAAAACATGAGTAATCACAAAGTCGATTTAGCGACTACAACGAACATCACTACAACTTATAATGGAGAGTGGGCTAATAAGTACGTCTCTATAAGTCTTCTAAGTGGTAAAACTTTAGACAATGGTGGCGTAACAATTATGCCAAACATTGATTATAAATATGTAATACAAAAGGGAGCTTTTGATGCTAACTTTATTAAAAATGCAACTTGCGATTTTGCAGATACAGGTCAATTAGACTTAACAGAGAGAGTTCTTACTTTAGAAGAGTTCCAAATCAACTCTGAGTTCTGTAAAAAAGATTTTTCTCAAACTTGGCAAGCTGCTGAAATGGGATATTCTGTACTTGGAGAAAATTTACCAAAAAGTTTCCAAGACTTTATAGTAGCTCAATTTGCTGCTAAAATTGCTGATAAATACGAGCAAGTTATTTGGAGTGGTACTAACGGAAATGCAGGAGAATTTGATGGATTTACTACTTTATTTGCTGCTGACGGAGACGTTGTTGATGTTGCTGCTGTAGGTGGTGGTATTGATGCTTCAAATGTAATTGCAGAATTAGGAAAAATAGTTGCTGCAATTCCTGGAGCTGTCTATGAAAAAGACGATATGCACGTTTATATCGGAACTAATATACTTAGATTCTATGTACAAGCTTTAGGAGCTGTAGGTGCAGGGTCAGGTATCGATAACAAAGGAACACTATGGTATAATGGAGTTCCATTAACTGTAGATGGAGTTAAATTATTCCATTCTCCAGGTATGCCTGCAAATAAAGCAGTAGCAGCTCAAGCGAGTAATTTATATTTTGGAACTGGCGTTATGTCGGATTTAAACGAAATCAAAATTATCGACATGGCTGACATTGATGGCTCTCAAAATGTAAGATTCGTTATGAGATGGAAAGCAGGTATCCAGTATGGTATCGGTTCTGAAGTAGTGTTATACGCTTAATAATAAATAAATAAAGTTTAACCTTTTAAAATAAATAAATATGTCATGTAATTTAAGTGCAGGTAGAGCAGTCCCATGTAAAGATGTAGTAGGTGGGATTCAAAAGGTTTTCTTTGTTGACTTTGGTGGACTGGGAACTGTTACACAAACAGCAGATGAAATAACAGATGCAAGTGGAACATTCTCAGCATACGAGTATGCACTCAAAGGAGGTAGTAGTTTAGAGCAAACAATTACATCTTCAAGAGAAAGTGGAACAACTTTCTTTGAGCAAGTGCTTACTCTAAATCTTACTAAATTAAGTAAAGAAGATAACGTACAAATAAAACTATTAGCTTTTGGTCGTCCACAGGTTGCAGTCGTTGATAACAACGGAAATGCTTTCTTGATGGGTCTTGAGCATGGAGCAGAGGTAAGTGGGGGGAGCGTGGCAACCGGAACAGCCATGTCCGACCTTTCAGGTTATACACTTACGCTGACAGCTCAGGAGAAACTTCCTGCTAATTTCATTAGTGGTGCTACATTGGCTAATCCGTTTGCAGGATTGGCAAATGCCACAGAAACAATAGTAGTTGGTACTAATAGCTAAAAAACGATAGGTTTCTTTTCATTAAGTTTTGTTTAGGTTAGGAGGGGGTACTTTTTGAGTTCCCCCTTTTATTTTTAAGGAGTTATGATAATATTACAAGAATCCAACAACAGTCAAACTATAAGAGTTATTCCTAGAGAATATACTGCTTCAACTACTTATGCTGTAAACATAACAAGTGATTCAGAAAACAAAAATGTTTATTCGCAAAATTATACAGGTCAATTTACTGAGACTAAATATTACTATGAATTATCTGGTGCTTTTTCTAACCTTGAGCAAGATAATTTTTATACCCTGAAAATTACAAGTCCAACTCAAGAAGTTTTTAGAGGTAGGATTTTCTGTACTAACCAAACAATAAGTGATTATAGTGTTAACTCAGGGCAATACACTACAACCACATCAACAAACGAATTTATATTCTATGAAGCATAAAAGTAACATACATATACTAGAGCTAAATGCTTATACAGCTCCTCGAGTTTACGAAGAAAGAAACCAGGATTTCGTAGCTATAGGAGAAAACAATGACTATTATCAATATGTTATAGACAGATATATTGGTTCAACAACAAACCATGCAATATTAAACGGAATAACCAATTTTGTTTATGGACATGGATTAGATGCTACTGATTCAAGCGAAAAGCCAGACCAGTATGCACAAATGAAATCACTTGTAAAAAATAAAGATTTATTTAGAGTGGTTCAGGACTTTGTAATTTTAGGAGAGGGTGCTTTTCAAATAACTTACAATACACAAAGAAAAATAGATAAGCTAACCTATTTCCCAAGACAAACTTTAAGGGCTGAGAAAT